ATGTCTAAAACGCCTTCAACTTGCGTTCCATCTACGCCTATAATTTGAAGAACTCTATCACCATTAGCAACGTCGATATTTACCCTTAGTAGAAGCTTCTTACGACTAGCAATAAAATTGTTAGGCGCTACCTGTTCTACTTCATCGGTTTGCCAGTAGTGACAAGGTTCGTCAACTAGATGATTATTCCACTCCTGTATTTCATGGCCTGAAGGGTCAACGCTAGAGGCCGACATACGTTGTATAGTACAAAGCATATCTAGATGCGTATTCTCCACGTCAGCGCGTAGATTGGCGATTTCTTCAGCACTAAGGAGCGCCATTTAGATTACCAATTACTAGGGCTTCTAACACCGATAGCCGCCTAATTTCTATAGTTCCTATAACACCTTTTCGATAGGATTTCTCCATTTCTCTACATTGCGTGAAAAGCTGGCTTCGGCTTAAACTCGTTACATCGGTCGACATATTGTAACGATTCGCTACCTTACCAGCTTTCCAACGCCAACCCATTGCAGCACCGATATTAAGATTCCAAACTGTTTCATCATCGGTGCTAGAATGAGACAGAAGCAAGTCAACTTCAGTAGCACTTAAAATAGGGTCACTATCATAAGCTACCATGATTTCTAGCTGTTGCCTTGCTTCTGCCTCAAGCATGTTCGCTATTCCTTTGGATTTTCAGGCGTTTCAGCGCCCGAAGTTACACCTTTAACAGTGTAATTTTCGCGTGGAGTTTCGTCGGGAGATTCACCGATAAAGCCCTTTTCGGTTGCTTCATCCATTTTCTCCTGAACTTGAGAAACGCCAGCGTCGCCGCCGCTAGCCGGTTTAGCCGGTTTTGCCGGTTTTTCATCTGGATTTTCGTTCGTCATTTTACCCTTTCTAAATAGCATTATTTTTGCTGCTGTTTAGTTAAAGACTAACTAAGCAACAGGATTACGAAGAACGGCAAACGGGAAGCGGTTAGCCTCTACAGCCTCTTCGAAAGTAAGCAAGTTGCTAACCTGCCACGCAACACGGAAAGTAACCCGAATGGCTACCATATCCTGTTGAGCTAGGTTGTAAACGATAGCGCCCGTTTCGTCTTGAATTACCGCTTGGTCAAGAGCCTTGTAGGTAATATCACGTCGGATACCTACGATAGTTTGACTCTTAAAATCGCCCGCTATTGCAATAGCAGCGCTTAGACCAGTAGGCCACAAGCCACGCATACCATAAGCAATGGGAACGCCGTAAGCTTCACTTACTGCAACTTCCCCGAAGCGGTCGCCATTAGCGTTTCTAGCACCGCGTAACGCACCGCGTAGGCTTCGGTTTGCTGCAATTCCAGTAACGTCAAAGCCGTCGGCTTCAACCAAGCTCATAAGCTGATTAATATCTTCAGCTAGGCCACCTTCAGCGGCGGTTGCTGTTCCAGTGTGAACGAAGTTAGCAACTCCTACAGCAAGAGCGCCGGTGACGATACCATCAGGCCAGCTAGCAGGCTTGTTAGTACCGAAGAAAACAGCCGCGTCAAGTGTACGCCCAATAGCGGTTTCAAGTTGCGGCCTAATTGCAGCTTCTAGGTCAAATTCCACATCCTCTAAAACCGCTTCAGGAATAGGAATAATAACTGCAATCTCTTCGACGTTTAGAAACTTGTTGGCCCACGCCATTTCGCTTGTTTGCTTTAGGCCGGTGTCACCACCAACAAAGTACGCAACAGGAAGAGCAGAAAGAACGGGCATACGCTGTTGAGCGCTTCCCATTGGAACTACTGAAGCCAAACGAAGAATCATAGACTCTTCAGTTTGACCCGTTAGAAAACGAGTGCTAATCTCTTCAGGGATTAGCGCCTGAACATCTACACGAGTAAGTAAACTGTCATATGGCATTTTATTACCTCACGCCAAATAATGAGCGAACGTCTTTGTTAAAATCTCCCTTACTAGATTCACCATTTGTATTTGCGTTGTTTTTTGCATCTATGTTACGAGTATTCGTAAACATAGCAGGTCGGCTAGTTCGTAGGTTTTGAATTAACCCTTCAGCGTTAGTAACAGCACCACTAGAGTCTAGTTCTATCCCATCTCGGATTAGAGCGTAAACATCTTCAGGATAAATAGCGCCATTCTTCTTCGCAATCTCTGCAACCGCGCTACGTTGTGATGCTTCTGTTTCGCGCTGTTTGTAGCTACCGATTTCTGTAGTCAAAGCCGTGACTTTCTCTGTCAGCTTTTGAAACTCAGTTTTATCGGCATCTTCAATTTCTTTAAGCTTGTTAGCAGTTTGTGTATTCTGCGTCTTTAACGTTCGTTCGTTTCGACGCAAATTTTGAATCAACTCCCAAGCTTTATCCGGGTCAAACGTATCGCCAAATTCACTAGCCCAAGGCGGAGAGTTTTTAGTGCTCCCTTTAGGCGTGTCACCGTCGCCACCGCCACCGCCGTCGCCTTCACCATCAAAAAACCGCGTACTATCAAATGGATATCTAGTTAGCATCTCGCTATTTCCTTTCGCATCTCGCGTTAGATTGCATCTCGCATTTGTTCCAATATTTCGTGCTTAGCCATTTCTAAATGACCAATAATTGTAAACGTTAAATAGACATGATTATTCATCACCTTCAGATACAGGCGTCGTAACCGCCGCCGTTTCAGCTTTTTGTTCGGCTTGTATCTGGTCAATTTGCTGTTGGCTATAACCCATTTCTCTAGCTATGGATGGGAATGGGAAACCAAGTGCTTTCTTTAGCTGCATAACTTCGGCTGTTTCACGTTCGCTACGTGGTGCAGAACTAGCCCATTGAATGTGTACTTTACCAGTAATGCTAAGTCGCGCTATTTCAGCAGCAAAAGTTAAAGCATCTTCCCAAGTAGCGCCGAAGGTTTTTTGCCTATCTGTTATTTTAGCAGTAAATCTAGACTCAGCCGTTTTAAGGGATTCACCGCTAGGAAAATTGCCTGAATTGATTAGCATATGATGAATAGGAACGCCGGTTATTCTAGCGATACTCACCAAAAACATATCATGTACGGCTATGAATTTGGTTAGGTCAGCAGCGGTAAATTCGCCAAACTCTGCATCTTCTGATTCCGTCGCCCAAAGTCTATCCGGGCCGGGTTCAAACGTAGGCTTAGGCTTACCATCCGGGCCTATTTGCATTTCTAGACCCGTAGCCCAACGCTGATTAAATGCGGCAAACTCCATTGACACAAGTAAATCAGCTACCGACTTATTTAGAGCATCCTGAATCGTCAGAACATCATGTAAATCAGACTTACCATAATTACTCATCATTGCGTTATTAGCGAAGTGAAAAACAGGAACTTTTCCATAAGGATTAGGTACGCTTGCGCCTTCCGCTAGCGGTTTCCAAATAACATTTTTAGTCGGAAAACCTCTAACCGCTCCAGAAGAAATAAAACGCTCAACCCTATCAGCGTAGTAAACCGTTAGCCTAGCTAGTTTCTGGTCTGTAATCCAAATCTTAGCAGCCCAATCAATAAAATCTTCATCTTCGTCATAGTGAACGATGAAGGAATCCGATGATTGGGGATGAAATGTAGGATAACCGTTAGAATTAGGCCATACTATCAAATAGGCATTTCCGCATTTAACCGCCTCTTGATGTATGTCCCCTGAACGTATTTCTAGCCTATTATTTTTCCAAATATCCCATATTAACTGACCAGTATTTTCCGCATCACTACCTTCAACTTCGAATCCAGTAACTATCAATCTATCGGCTACTGAATCGACTACAGTAGGACACATATTTTCTTTAAAGCTTTGCACCATCTTAGCGAAAGCGTTTTTATATCTATCCGTAGTATACGTAAGAGGCTGTTTGCCGTTGTAATAATCGTAGTACATACCAACCGAATAACGGTTAATATTCATTAATTCGAGAATCTTTTTATTCTCGATTGACTGCATATTTTCTACAGCAGGAAGGTTAGTAAGGTTTAGCGCTACCATTAGTAAGTATGCACCATAGCGCCTTTCTGGAGTAGGTCAGTAAATGCCCAAACGTAAGCATCTACCCTGTCATTAGCATCGCCTGATTCAAAGCTGCATAATTGGTCTTCTAATACCGGGAAGCTTCCTACATGATGTATTCTTCCCTGTTGCCCTAAACCGGAAATAGGTTCAGCCCTAACAGCCTTACCTCTTGTTGCGTTTACTCTCTTGATGTTAATGACTTCTTTAATCGGCGGTTCCATAGTCCTAG